GCGGTTCTTGTTCAGCGTGCGGATCGCTGCGTGGACACCGTCGAGCAGAGCGTCCCGAGTGCCGATGCTGCCAAGCGCCTCGTCAAGAGCACGACGAAGGCGGTTGTTCTCTGTGCGGGTGTTCCGCAGCGCAGCCAGTTCCTTAACACGGTCAACCTCGACCGGGAGTTCCGTTGCGTCCAGCTTGCTGATCCAGTACCGGGCAAGCTGCGGGCTGACAGCGCCCCGGCCCAGTTCGGTGAGCGCCTTGGCGGCGCGGGCCATGCTGCCTTCGGCTTCTGCGTAGGCGTCCTGAATGTCTTGGTCACTGAAATCCTTGCGGCTTACTTGCATTTATTCTTCCTCGGTCGTTGATCGTTTAGCTTTGGCACGGGCCAGTCGGGCACGCTTGTTCTTCAGGAGGCGCTTCTCGTCCTCCGTCTTGTGGGTGTGATACAGCACCTGCTTACGCGGCCCGTCCTCGCTGAGGTACTTGCCGACGTTCGTCAGGAACAGGTGCGGGTCGATGCCCTGCCCGATGCGCCCTGCCCAGTTCTCGATCTTGCCGAGGATGGCGTTGCACCAGCGGCAGACCACAGCGCGGCAGACGCCTGTCTTGTGGCAGTGATCCACCACCGTGTCGTCGTCCATCGTGCGGTTGCACAGTGGACACTCGGGCGACTCGCGCTGCCAGCGCTTTCGGTAGCCCGTCAATTCAGTCTTGGTTAAACGCCGCAAGCTCGGCCTCCTTTAACGTAATGCGTTCGTGAAGTTCATGTAGTCCCGGCAGCAGTTCAGCAGTCGATGGAACGACCGCCATGAACTCATGAACCGGGGCGAGAGCCGTGCGTCTGATCCACAGAAGGCACGCCTGCTCAACGAAGCGATGAACCCATGACTCCATGTAGGTGAGGCGGTACGCTCTGCTAACGACCGCATACGCGTCTGCGTTGCAAGTCGTCCCAGCCAGCAGCGCCTCTGCTGTCTTCTCGCCACAGTCCTTGCCTTCATGCTTCTCCAGTCCGGGGATGTGGTCCGCGCTGTCTCCCTGAAGCATCTGGAGCCAGAACCACTTGTGTCCATACGTCAGGCCGTCACTACCGATCACCTCGTACGCGCCCAGCGGGACGTGAACGAGGAGGTAGTCCACCCAAGTCAGGTGCGTGCCGGGAAGCATTCGCATGTCCTTGTCGCGGGTGTGGATGACGGTGCGGGTGTCGGGATACAACAGGTTGGTTGCGAGGCCAAGGCCATCATCTGCTTCACGATCTCGCCAGCAGATGCGCTCCCAATTTTTGAATCGGGCAGTTTCGAGGTACTCGCGGACAAAGCGCCAGTTCTTCGGCTTGTGCCCTTGGCGATGTCCCTGATACGGCTTGACCGTCGCTACGTGGTAGCGCTTGCCCTTGTTCGACGCTGCGTGCGTCAGGTGGACCAGACACTTCTGCGCGCCGCTCATGCGCCACGCTGTCTCGATCCGTTGATCTGTGATGTACCGGGCTGTCGCCGCGTCCGTCTCACTGCCGCCAGCGCAGAAGTAGGCTGCATAGTCTCCGTCGATGTGGAGCGTTCTGCCGGGCACTACCTCCTGCACTGACTCGCTGTGTTCCTCACGCTCGGCGGCGGCAGCGGCGGCTTCTACCTCCGCTGCCCAGTCCATCAGAACGGCAGGTCTTCGTTCAGTTCTTCGTCGCTCGGGCCGTCGTACTCCTCCTCAGTCGCGGCAGGCGCAGCACTTGCCGTCTCTTTCGGAGGCGTAGCCACGGGAGCAGCGACAGACGAGCCTGCCGGTTCTGCCTCGTTTGTGGTGCGGGTAGCTGCCTTGGCCTTCTTCTCGGCTACGGCCTCCTCCGGCGACTTTCCCACGCTGTTCAGTGCCTCGTCGTCGATGCCGTCGATCAGCGCCTCGATTGCCGAACCCTTGAAGTTCTTCGCTGCCTTGATGGCAAGCTGGAACTTGTTCTTCGACTTCGCCGGGAACTTCACCTCGCCTGTCTTCTCGTCCTTGCGCTCCGGGTACTCGCCGTCGATGAAGATGCTGTCCCACATTGCACGGCTCGGGTGGTCCCACAGGAAGCACTTCAGTTCCGTCATGGGCGGCGGCACGTTGCGGCGCTTGCTCTCGCCGGTGTCCATGTCCTCGACGAACGGCATCGACACGGTGTAGCTGCCCTTCACCTTGTCGAACAGTTCAGCGACCACGCGCTCCTTGCCGTCGCGTCCCTTGTACTTGCGATGCACCACGTCCACGATGAAGTCCTGGCCCAGCAACTGCGCCATGATCTTCGCCTTGCCTTCCCAGTTCATCGCCTTGAACAGCTTGTAGAAGCCAGCCTTCTCGTTCAGCGACTTGTTCACCTCGACCGTGATCCGCTGCGGTGCCTTGTTGCCGTCGTCGAACTCACGGACAGGCCACTTCGGACCCGACAGTTCGAAGGTCAGGAACACCTTGTCGCTGATCTTCGGCTTGCCCTGATACGTGCCCTCCTGCTTGCCGATCTCGATGTACGCCACGAGGCGTGCACCTGCCCGGCCTGCTGCCGGTGCCTCGAACCCGCCGCCCGATTGGGCCTCGTTCATGTCTGCCGATTGTGCTGCTGCTTCTGCCAGTGCTGCTTGGAGGTCGAATGCGCTCATGTGTTGTCCTTAATTAATGTGTGAAAACGGGAACGTAGTTGTTCATGAAGGTCTTGCGCAGCCACGGGATTGCCGCAGCCACATGCTTCTCGAAGGCAGGGTCCGTGATCTTCTCCTCGGTGCCCATGTTCGGACCCATCACCGTGTCGGTCGGAACCGGCAAGGGGATAGGCCACTGCACGAACCACGAGAAGAAGTTGCTCGCCTCGCTCATGCAAGCATGGAGCAGGGCAGCGGCACGGACAGCCACCTTCTTGTGTGCATCGCAGTATTCCGCGTCGTGCACCTGATTCACCAGCAACGCCTGCTGCTCGAAGTTCTTGAATGTGTAGAACGCTCGCACGCTCAGCCACATCCCAGCCTTGGCGATCTCACCGCCAGTGCCCTGCACTTCGTAGTTCTTGATCTCGGTCGGCATGAAGCTGCGCAGCACGCCCTTCTTGACCATGAAGTCCGGCGACAGCGTCTCCTTGTACACGTAGCGCTTGCCGTCCGGTGTCTGCGACATGCCCTTGCCAAGCTGCACGTCCGCGCCGTTCGCCGGGTGCTTCATCCAGATACCGCTCGGCTCGCGTGACTCCTTGATCCGCTCAGCGCGCTCCTCGAAGTACGCGGCCACCTCGGGGTAGCGTGCGTCCTCGGCCTCGATCAGCGCCCGCACATCCTCCTCGCTCATGCCAGTGGACTCGACGATGGCTGCGACGCCAGCGCCGTATGCCCGCTGGAACGAGAAGTTCTTCGCGCCAGTACGCTTGTAGTCCCACTCCTTATCGACGACGATCTTGCAGAGGCGGAACACTTCCTCGTACGCCATCTTCTCCTTGGCAGCGAGGCGCACACAGTGCATGTCCAGCCCAGCCTGCAAGTCCTTGATAAGGTTCTCGGCCTTCGTCAGGATCGCTTGGACGTACACCTCCAGCGAGGAGAAGTCGGACTGGATAATCACACCGTCCGCACCGAACCGCGACTCGAAGATTTCCTTGACGCGGGACTTGTTGCCCTTGCTCAGGTTCTGCAAGTTCGGGTTGCTCGATGACAGGCGTCCCGTCACCGTGCTGGTGTGGTTCAGCATGTGGTGCACGATGCTGTCCAACTGCACGAGCGTCAGCATCCCGACGTACTGCTTCTTCTTCTCGTCCCAGCGTTGGAAGTACGTGCCCAAGTCCTTCGTCAGCGCTTGCAGCCGCGCCATCGCCTTCAGGAACGGGATGTTGCGGTTGCCCAGCGCCTCGATCACGTCGGCTGCTGTGCTATAGACGCCCTTGTCGGACTCGCTCTCCCACTTCTTGTCGCCCTTGGTGTAGCCGGGGAACTCGAAGTAATGCGGCTCGATACGCGTCTTCGGGCCACGCTCCAGATCGGGCACCGTCATGACCTTCGTCTTGATCTCGCCCTTCTGCTTGCCTCCCGCATACCGCTGCACGTTCCACGCCTTGCCCTCAGCGATGTCCGCCTCGACAAGATGCAGCGGCCACGAGGGAAGCTCGGGTGAGTGCAGCAGCGCGTGGACTTCCTTCTTCTGGTAGTACGTGAGGTTGCCCTCGTCGTCCAGCACAGGTGCCGGGGCGTCGTACTTCACCTTGCCGCCGAAGATCAGCGCGCTCTTGTGGAAGCGGCTGTTCCAGTTGAACTCCAGCCCTTCGGGAAGCTCAGGGATGTAGCCGTTCACCTCGACCAGCGTGAGGGCAAGCTCGTCCTCGACTTCCTTGGCGATCTCCTTGGCGAGCGGCTGGTTGATGTACATGCCATTCAACTCGCACTCGATGGTGAAGATCAGCGCGCCCATGTTCAGGAAGATCGACCGCAACTGCCCGCGCTTCGCAGCCAGCTTGTACTG